TAACCTCATTTTAATCAATCTGCTGACAGCAAGACTTGAACTCGCAACCGTCTGATTACAAATCAGATGCTCTACCAATTGAGCTATGTCAGCTTAAATTTCTCTATCTTCTTCTAAATATCTCCTATCAGGCCAATTCCAATCGCTGGTATGGCATAAATTAGCCTCTTCTCCACAAAAATTACACCTACCCCTATGCCATGTACAAACGTGATTCTTAGGAGGTACAGCATTAAGACGCATAGCACAGCTTCTGCATATGTATCCTGGTAATAAGTCATCTTCTTCAAGCAAATCATCTAATCTAGTTGGATCTTTAAGCTCTAATACATAATCTTCTTCTAGATTTAGCCTTATCTTTAAGTCTTCTCTTGGAATTACCTCTAAACCTTGTCCGCACTTCCAACAAAACCAATCTTCGTTATATTCATTAGCTAAAAACGTCCTAAGGCAGTGAGGACATACATATCTCCAAGTCCTTTTACAATAGCAGCTCATAAAATGCTCTCCACATTCCTCACAATCAGGACCCGACATCGTCTTTATCCTTCTTTTTGTTAAATAGTTCGTCTATTTGTTTCTCAGCTTTCTGTTTTAACTGTCTAATCTTCTCTCTTCTTTGCCATTTCTTATGGAGTTTCTCTTGAGCTTTTATCCAACTGTCATGACTCCATGTATCCCATCCTGTCTCATCGTAAATAGCTTTTGTTGCAAGAACTAGACAAAGAATTAAAAAAAGAGGGTATAAGTTTGCTACCGATAAACAAGGAGGAAGTATGCTTAACATTTTATACCCTCTTCTATTTTAGTTTCTTTTTTGTTATCTCGTGCAAGCTGAACAAGAGCGTCGAAGTCTTCTGAAGATTTTATTAGATGCATTACGTCCAATAGATTCGATAGTGATCCATTAAACTCTTGTTTGTCTTTTGGTTGATCAGTCTGACCGTGCTGTTGCTTGCCGACCCAAACAAGCATCGTGTTGTCACCTTGCATTGCTTTGGCGTACTGTTTTCCAAGCACTTTACAATAGCCTTTATTCCTTTTTAGTTGCTTATACGCTGTAAAAGTCATACCTTTTTCTTGTTCGCAACGCTGATATAATGTGTCTGGAGCAACCCCTATTGCATCTGCTATTTTAGTTCCTTCACAACCTGCTTCTAAAAAGAAGTCTACATCTTCCCATTTAATAGTTAATTGTGGTCTACCTGTTACCTGTCTTGGTAATACTCGTTTTCTTGCCATTACTTACACCTCACTTTCATTGTTGCTGCTGGAAAGAGGTCTATAACTGGCTGTAATTCCTTTTCGACATGACGCAAATCATCCTCATTATCAAATTTAATATTGATAGAGAATGTCTTTGGTTTTTCTTTAGGTATGATATCTGTGTGAAGTTCTTCTTCTGTGAAGCCTGAACTCATTAGAACGTCAGGTTCCCAACGATTAGCGAGCATGTCCATATCGAACTCCCCGCTAATCTTATTAAGACCAATTGTTAACTCTTCGAACTCTCTTTTTGAAAGTGCTCTGGAAGGTATAGCCGTAGCAACTTCGTCAATGCCGAGTGCTCTAAGCGTTTTGAGTCGCTGATGTCCTCCAATGATTCTTCCGTCTGGCTGGATGACAATAGGCTGACACAGTCCGAACTTTCCGAGCGAAGATTTGAGTTCTTCCGCTCTTTTTTTAGAGAGTCGACGTGGATTGTCCACGTTATCTGTGAGATCATCTATGCTCCTTTTTTCAAATTTCCATTTTATCTCTTCCATTAGCATTCCTATGGCTCTAGGGGTTTATACCCAGGAATCAAGCTAAAAGGATTATGAGAATTTATTAATTAATATTTAATTCTTCCAATTTCTTTTTACTTCTTTTCCTCTTCCTTATTTAATTGTTGTTGTTTAGCATCAGCTTCTACTTTTGCTTTCATTTCTTTAACTTTTTCTTCATCTCGTTTCTTAAGCTCTTCTGTATACTCATAATGATTGTAGTGAGTAAAACAGTAAGGAGAAACACATAAGCTAGACTTCTTTGTCTTATCAAAATATGGTTTATTGCGTGTTATGCAATCTATAAGTCTATCCATATCATCTTTTTCAAGTGCTATACTTAGTGTCTTACCATTTAAAAAGTAAATATCTATTTTGTATTCCATTTGTTACCTCTTTTGTTTTTCTTATAGTTAATAATTAGTTCATCTAAACTAACTGGTTTATAGTCCCATGCATTGCAAGAGACATTAATAAGGTTTTTGTTAAACTGTTGTGTATGATGAGTATGTCCGTGTATATGTAAAAGTCCGTCCCAATCATAGTATGTTTGATCTGGCATATGTGCCATTTCAACTATAAATCCTTTGTAATTTAGACATAAACTATCTGCTACCAATTTAATACCAATTTCTACCAATTTGGTAATTGATCTTTCATCATGATTTCCTCTAACCAAACAAATATTTCCATTTAATCGTTTACATATTGCTTTTAAATCATTAACCCTTCCAATGCCAAAGTCTCCTAAATGGTATACTATATCATCCTGTTTGACCACTTCGTTCCAATTATTAATTATACATTCGTTCATCTCTTTAATGTCTTTAAACGGTCTTTGATCATACTCAATAATGTTATGATGATTAAAATGTGTATCGCTAGTTAGAAAAATCAAACATGTCCCTCCTTAGTTTAGCCATTCTACCATCTGGATGATAAAACACGATTCCTTCTCCAATTGAGCTTATCGTTTTAGTTATCTTATTTGTAAAAAGTGACGGTAAGTATTGAAACCACTCTGAAATAGCTCCATATGTCTTAGGATATTTATTTTGAGTCCATGAGTTCCACTTGCAGCTTTTCTTCAGATAATCAAATGGAACAAAGTAATGTGTGTCTAAATCATGAAGATTTCCGTTAATTGTCGGCCCTACAAGCTCACCGTAAACTCTACCTGTGAAAAACTTGTCTATCCAACCACGCTTGATACAATTTATAACCCCTTCTACAGCTCTATAAGTATCTGTTTTCCAATTAGCTGATATACAAGGCTGCGCTATCAGTCTATTGGTTCTGTTATCTAATGCTTGCAATATTCCATTATCAAATATGCAGCATATGTTTGTTCCATGAAGCTTATCAACTGCTATTACTCCAGAGTCTTCAAAGACCCACTCATATCCCTTAGCTATCTCAGATGTAGCTAAATACTTACCATCTCTCTCTTTTCTAACAAAAGGAGATTCAATCTTTGGAAAGTTTATAATTGGCTCAGCTTCTTTAAATTCCATTAGAAAGGTACCTCACCTTCTGGCATCTTGTCTTCGAATTGATTTTGAGATGCTATTTTTTCGTTATAAACATCTATAGCTTTCTTAACTACTTCACAAAACTTGTCTTTGTGTGACTTTTCTACAAACTTCAGATATGGGTAGTATTTTGGTTTCTGATCTTCTTGTGCTTCTTCATTTTGATAGCTATTTCCTTGAAGTGGTTCAACTATCCTAGCTGGAAAGTTTATCCATCTCTTACCATCTTTTTGATGAAGTGAAATACCTGATATCTCAACTCCCCATTTCTTCACTAAGATTGTAGCTACTCCTAAACAGGTGCTTTTATTAACTGGTGAGTATCTTAAACATTCTATCATAATATCCTCTTATGCTGGTTCTTTTGGTAATGACTGCCAATGTGTTACATTCAATATATAATCGCTATTAACCTCTCTATCTTCTTTCAAAGTCCAATAGATTTGACCTCCTATCAAACAAAGATAGCCAATCATCATGCCGTAATTAGCGTCGTTTATTAAAACATAATCAGATGTAGCTCCGTTTGGTTTTGGAAGCTTATCTTCAACTGATATCCATTTCATTTCTTTACCTTTCTATTAATTAAATGTTTAAAAAAGTGCTTAATTCTATTTAATAAATTATTTTTGAATTTGTTTTTATGTAGAAATAGAGCAAATTGTTCATTCAAATCTAATACTTTTTCCATACATTCAGAACAATAATGAGCTGAAATCTTAGTATTATTAGCTAAAAAATAATACTTATTAACATTCTTAACTTTTCTACATCGGCTACAAATAGCGTTTTTAGCTTTTTCATCAAAAGATATAAACTTAGCCTTTCTCATTTCTTCTTACTCTTCTTCTTTTTGCTTTTTCCTGCTACGTTTAGAGCGATTGCTACCGCCTGCTTTTGAGGTCTTCCCGCTTCCATCTCTTTGCGTATGTTCGAGCTTATTGTCTTCTGACTTTTCCCTTTCTTTAATGGCATCTTCTAACTCCCTTTCTCTAGCTTTTAGCTTTTGAATTTTTTCTTCCTCTGGTATATACTTATCTTCTTGTTGTTGTCCTGCAAAGCCACCTTGGCATCCAAGACATATACCTGTACTATTTAACTGAACTACTGCTCGACAGCTATTACATGTCATCCATTTACACATTTCTCTTTCTCCTTAAGTCCTTCAACTGCAAAATATATGTGAGTTCCATCGGCATCTTCTTCTTGATAAACTCTTATTAACTGTCTGTTAGATAGACCTAATCTGTTAGCTTTTTTTATGATATAATCTAGGTTTTCAATCGTTAGCTTTTCTTTATACGTTATGGCATGTTCATTTACCATGTCATTACCCTCCGTTTGAAATAGTGTTATCACTACTCCTGGTTTGTCTGAGTATCTCTTTTGAGTATGCAGTTCTACCACTTGACCGTCGTCTTTATAGGCAATTTCATTTAGAACGTCAAAATAGAATTTAGCAATATTATCTATGTCTGGTCTTGATGATTTGTGATTTGCCGTTATTTGGCGCTTTTTAGGCCATGATTTAGGAATCTGGTATGATATGTCTACTATTGCAGAGATAGGTCCTTCTAGAGCTTTTAAATGGCCTTGTTGACGAAATTGATTAGCGAACTCCCACTTCATTCCTCGTTTTACTTTTGCTTGAGGATCATAAGTCATTCCGTTTGCCGTTCTATGTCTTTGTTTGGCAATTGGAGTTCCTGAGTGATAAAATCTCATATCTTTATTTCCTTAGTAGCTATTCTTAGTAATACTGTATGTTAAATATTATTTCAACCTTTTTAAATTAATTATTATAATTAATTTTATTAACTCGTTCTTTGATTCTTATTATCATTGATTCTGGAGCTCCTTTATCTTTTAAAGTCTCCATGAACTTATCATAGTTTCTTGGATAATTTCTTTTTTCAATTGTATGATATACTCCTCCATCTGGATTTATGATGAAGCTATAATCGTTACCCATAGTTCCTGCTGTTAACTTAGATGTATAATCTTGTATTGTTTTAATTGTTTCTGCCATTCGCGGATCTTTCTTTGCTGTTTGTTGAGCTACTTTTCTTTTCTTTTCTATCTCAATATGGTCTGCTATTTTCTCATACTTTTTTTTCAAAGAAGCTGGGCTTTCAACAACAAATGTGTTATTTACATCCATCACAAAGTCTATTAATATTATTACATCGTCTCTTGACAATTCCTTTTGTCGCATGAGAAGATCAATATCCCTATTCCAAGAGTACCAATTAGGCTCTGGTCTCTTAGGTCTTATCTCTTTTAATTTCTTAAAAAAATAATTAGAAATAAAAGGAGCATCCTCGGATGCGACATCTTTTTGTTTCTTAGTCATATTAGTATTATTATTATTAGTATTTAGTAGTGGGGGATTATCCACTCGTGGAAAACCCACTTGTGGAGAATCCACTTGTGGTAAACATTTTTTGAATTCTTCTTCTGTCATAGGAATTTCTGATACCAAATATATTGGAGAGAGCAAATGACCCCTTTCGTTTCTTGGTCTAATCATATATACATATCCAAGGTCTTTAAGTTCTTTCAATGCTGACTCAACAGCATCTATTCCATCCTTCTTTAAGGTAGCTAAATGTGAAAGACTAATTTTCCAGTCATCAGGAAATGATATCATAATACAAAGGTAACAGGTAGCCTTTGCTGAAAGTTTTGATTCATATAAAATTTTATTATCTATCACGGTAAAGTTCTTTTTATGACGTACTTTTAGGATATATGATTGATTTTTTTCAGCTTTCTCTTGATTTAATGCTGGCTGATCATTATTATTTACTGACATAGATATACCTCATTATTAGTTGGGTTAGTAAAGATGTTATTTATAGACATAATGACTCCGTATTTTAATGGTTATTGTGTTGTTATTTATAGAATTTATAGAATTTATAGAAAGGATTTCCTTAGTAGCATTCGGTAAATCCATTGGGATAGCAAGATTGATTAAAATTAATTTCATACGTTCTAACGTGTGAACATTGTCCTCGCGGACAATTCCTTGGGGAAGTAGATGGCTCTGCTTCCTCTTTTTTATTAAAGTCTCTGATTTAATCATACGTCTAATCATAATTAACTTAATTCCTTGGGATGCAATTTCTTTTGCGCACGCATATATGGCTACCATTTTATTTGTAAAACTTTTTAAATAATTTGTATATATTTATTTAAATTATTTTGATTTTACACGACATTTATCAATAAAATCGAGTGTCTTTTGTTCATCAATT